CAAGTTTATGATACTAATGGATCAGCTATTACGGGAGCTAATAGATGGCTAGAAAAAAAAGATATGACCTATCTTCAGGAATATCAGGATGTAACCGGAACCTCCGCAGCCCAAGGTCAACCTAAATATTATGCCATGTTTGGTGGTGCAACAGGTAACACAGACACTACATCTGGTAGAATATTTGTAGCTCCAACTCCAAATACTACGTATAGATTTAGAATTCATTTTAACAAAATGGCAGGTCTTTTAGAGGGCGATAATACTAATTATATTAGTCTTAATTTTCCAAACGGGCTTTTATATTGCTGTCTATCAGAAACATATGGATTTTTAAAAGGTCCGATAGATATGTTGACTTTATATGAAAATAAATATAAAC